GTGGAACTCAGGGAGAAGTTCGACCGCCAGCGATTTCGTTTCAATGCCGCGATCTGGCACGGCGACCTCGAAGCCGTCCGGCTCGAGAGCGGGCGCATGGTCAAGGCCTGGCAGGCGCTCAGTCGCGCTGCCGAGGCCGCCGGGCAGCCTGTCCTCTCCCCCGAGGTCTGGGAGGTCGCGCTCGCCGACGGCACCGTGGTGGCGCTGGTACGGTCTCCTGAAGACGCTCACGCCGTGGTCGCCGAGGGACGGAGGGTCACCATCTACACCCTGGCGGAACTCGCCATCATGCTGGAACACTACGCCGAGGTGACCAGGGTCAAGGTCACGTTCCCCGGAGCCGAGGTCACCCGGATCAGGCGGGACATACCCGACCCTTTGAACGAAATTCGGGATGGCGTCAGGCTGGAAGACACGCTTGACGATCCTGTGCCCGCTTTCGGGAATTAGAATATGATCCGGGTGGAATTGATCGAGAAAGTCAGGCGGCGAGGCAAGTGGCGCTGGATCGCGATAGGGACGCCGCTGAGTGGTGTTAGTCGTGAGCCGCTGTTGGATGCCTGCCGGAAATTAGCGGCTGTAGACATACCCACCGTCACGATGGTGGGCCTGTTCAGGGTCGGGATGTCAGAGCCAAGCCTGACGTGTGTGGTGGGGGTGGGAGCTCAACTGACGGTTAATGAGGATGGCCCCAGGTTCCAGAAATGGAAAGCCCGCCCGATCGGGGCGGGGTCAGGGTGGCCCGGTAAATCAGTGAATTAGCGGGCCATCTTCTCTGGCACCGGCGAGCAGTTGGTGCAGGGGCGGGCGATTGGCCGGGACAGGTCGATCGATCCCCATCGCACCATGCTGTTACCATTGAGAATGTAGGCCAAGCGGAGGGCCGCGATCTTGGTCGCCTGGTCTGGCTCCTCCCCCGCGACGGGGGAGGAGGCTAGCAGGATGGCCGTGAGGATGGCAATGCGGGTCATGCTTCGACCTCCGCATTGTACCTGGCGACCATCGCCTCGGCCTGGGCCAGGGTGCGCTGGTAAGCACCCCTGTCCGTTTTGCCGACATTATGCGAGCCGAGCTGAACGATCTTCTCGATGCTGGCATGGCGTTCATCGATGCGAGGCGGCCGGATTCCGTAGCCGAGGAAGTCGTTTTTGCCCTTCTCGGTCAGCTTGACCAGGGCAACCTTGCGATAGTTGCCGCGGCAGGAGGCGGGCACCTGGCCCGATGATGTCATGACGATCCACATGATGATGCTCCCTTACGCTGCGAGGTTTTTTCCGGTGGGCAGGCCGATGCGGTGGCTGCGCACGGTCTTGTCAACCGTGTGTGCAGCCAGGTACTGCCGGGACAAGGTCTTGCGGTATTCCTCGACCGCGGCCGTGGCGATTTCCTTTTGCTGAAGGCTCAGCTCCTCGTCCGGCACCTGGCTTAGCGAGTTGGAGATGGTGAGACGATATTTTTCGCTCTCGTAAGCGCCAGCGGGCAGTTCGCTCAGCGCCTTCTCCAGCGCCTTTTTCTGCGCTTCCAGCTTGCCTAGTTCGGTTTTGAGCGTGCCGTAGCTGTCAATGAGAGTGTCGAGGTTGGTCATGGGAAACTCCGTGAGTTGATGAACAGTGACTACACCATAGGACTGTCAGTCAGCCCTGTCAAGTTGACAAGGCTGTCTGTTGGGACATAATAGGTGCAGTTATCAACAGGAGTTTCTCATGAACTGGCAAGCACGCACCCGGATGTCGGGCAACGAATTCGCCCGCGCCTATAAAGCCTTCGGGCTGTCGCAGGCGGCAATGGCGCGCTGGCTCGACATCTCGGAGCGCACCGCGCGCCGTTATGTCACCCAGGACGTTCGCATCCCCGTCGCTCACGCCATGCTGATCCGGCTCGTTCGCCTCCATAACGAGCAGCCGATCGCGCCACCCTACGAAGGTGTTCGTGCTAAAAGGCGTAAGGAGAAGACCGATGCGCGTTTTGATTGCCTGTGAGTTTTCCGGAGTAGTGCGTGAGGCCTTTCGTGTCCGCGGCCATGACGCATGGTCCTGCGACCTGTTGCCAGCCGAGGATGGCAGTAAATTCCACTACCAGCGCAGTGTGGAAGGGTTGTTCGATAACGACTGGGATCTGATGATTGCTCATCCGCCATGCACTCATCTGGCGGTCAGCGGGGCGAGATGGTTCGCCGGCAAGGGAGAACAGCAACAGTCAGCACTGCATTTTGTTAGAACGCTGCTTAATGCCTCAATCCCGCGGATTGTCATCGAGAACCCGGTCAGCATTATCTCGTCGCATATCCGCGAGCCGGACCAGATCATCCAGCCATGGCAGTACGGGCACGGCGAGACCAAGGCGACGTGTCTGTGGCTGAAGAACCTTCCGAAGCTGATCCCGACCAACATTGTCGAGGGTCGTACGCCGCGGGTGCATTACGTCTCGCCTGGCCCAGACCGCTGGAAAGAACGGAGCCGAACCATGCAGGGGATTGCCGAAGCTATGGCTGACCAGTGGGGTAGTCTGTGGCCGGTCATGCCGACCCGACAGACGGCTTTCGATTTCGAGGAGCAAAACTGATGTGTGTGACGCTGTTGCTCTGCGCCATCGGCTGGCTGTACGGGGTCATGCTCTGGTACTGCCTGACCGGGCGGACCTGAAAAACAACCTATTGTCCCTCAGGACAGGGTAGACAGACTAGATCTAGCGCGCGTATGTTCCCCACCGGGCGAGCTGCGCGCCCGATCTTGTTTCCCGGTCAAGGCCTTAACCTAAATGGCCAATGCCAAGATCATCTCGTTCGTCGATCACCAGATCAATGCCGTCGTCGACGCGGCATTCGATGCGATGGCTGTCGAGCTGGACGATCTTGGTATTGAGCTGCGGGAAGATGTCCGCAAGGCCATCGAATACTCGACCAACATGATCATATACGATCACCAAGCCGATACGCGCCTGTTGCAGCGGGCTATTCAACAGCTCCGAGAGGATGTTGACCGACTGCAAGAGGGAGGGGGTAACCCCCCGCTATAAGTAATTGGCAAAACCCAACAAAAATATTCCGATCGAAGTTCAGACGCTGGCACGGTCTTATACCAAGGCCGCCATCAGTAGGCTGGGCGGCATTATGGTCAATGGCAGCGAGGCCGGGCAAATCGCTGCATGTCAGCAACTGCTCGACCGCGGCTGGGGCAGGCCGATCTCGAAAACCGAAGTTGCCGGTGTCGACGGCGACAACGAAATCCGTGTTGTCCTCCGCACCATCACGGAGGGCCGCAAATGAACGTGGCGCAAATCGTGCGTAGCGCGCGGCGCGCTGAATTAGAGCGCGACGAACTGGAGCGCGCTGTCCGCGAAATTGCGCGTGTTCGCATCATGGATGGTCTTAGCGCGATCCGGATGCGCTCGATTGCCTACGCTGCGCTGGCGCATGTCAAGACGCTGGAGGATGCGTGATGGACATGAACCCGCGCCTCGCCACCATCGTTGTCTGCGTAACTATCGTGCTGGTGCTTGGCCTGGTGTGGGTGCTGCGATGATCGAGCTGCGGCTGCCACATAACGAATGGACGCCGCGACCGCACCAGATGGCGCTGTGGAATTATCTCAACGATGGCGGCAAGCGTGCGGTTGCGGTCTGGCACCGTCGCGCCGGCAAGGACGAGGTCTGCCTGCATCACTGCGCAATGGAGATGATGCGCCGACCCGGCAATTACTGGCATCTGTTGCCGCTCTACGCCCAGGCCCGCAAGGCGGTGTGGGACGCGGTCAATCCGCACACCGGCGTGCGGCGGATCGACGAAGCCTTTCCGCAAATGCTGCGGGCCTCGACCCGCGACACCGACATGCACATTCGTTTCCACAATGGCAGCACATTCACCTGTATCGGCTCGGACGAATTCAGTCGCGTCGTCGGCTCATCGGCTGCCGGCTGCACGTTCTCGGAATTCGCGCTCAGCAACCCGAGTGCGTGGGCCTACATCAAGCCGATGCTGGAAGAAAACCAGGGCTGGGCGGTATTCATCACCACGCCGCGCGGCAAGAACCACGCGCTCGATATGTTTCATCATGCCCAACGCACCAAAGGCTGGTTCGCCGAGCTACTCACTGCGCGCGACACTGGGGCGTTATCCGCTGAGGCGCTTGACGAGGCCAAGGCGGAATACCGCGCGCTATACGGCGCACAGGGCGAGCAGCTGTTCGACCAGGAATATCTCTGCGACTGGTCGGCGGGATTGCTCGGCAGCTTCTACACCGAGGAATGCCGCGATGTTCGCAAGGACGGCCGCATCCTCGAGGTTGAGCCGATCGCCGACGAGTTCGTGCATCGGGCTTGGGATCTCGGCGTCGGTGACGATACGAGTATCTTTTTCTTCCAGGCCCAGCCGTCCGGGCAACTGTTGATTCTGGATCACATCGCTGCGTCAGGTCACGGAGTAGAATGGTTTCGTGATGAAATTTTCAAGCGCCATGCGCAGAGAGGATGGAAACATGGATCAGATTACGTCCCGCACGACGCCAAAGTCCGCGAGTTCGGCACGGGCCGGTCGCGAGTTGAAACAATGGCATCGATGGGTTTGCACCCGGACATCGTTCCTCAACTCTCCCTTGACGATGGCATTAACGCCGTCCGAAGAACTCTACCTCTATGCGTGTTTCATCCGCGCGTTGAACGAGGTGGTTTCGACGCGCTCGAACAGTACCGAAGGGAGTGGGACGACGAGAAAAAATGCTTCAAGCCGTCTGCCGTGCATGACTGGACTTCCCATCCATCCGACGCATTCAGATACCTTGCATTGTCGTGGCGACGCGCGCCTCGGCGTGAAGTAAAAGCGCCGCAGGCTCAGGGCTGGCAGATCCCGCCACCACCCGAACCTGGCCGAAGGGGGATCGTGTTATGACCAGATTGCGCGGCATTCAGCGGGGCAGGGATTTTAAAAGGGCGGTGCTTGACCTTGTCGGCGAGTTTGACGAGCAGGGCAAGGCAGCCGGTCTGTCGATGCGCCAGATCGACGCGCATGTCGCTGCCACCTTCATTGAACTGCTTTGCCTGATGGTTGAGGAGCGTGGGACGTACTCGGCAGACAATTTGCTTGGCGTGTTCAAGGAAGAGTTGAGCGAGGATGCCGCATGAGCAGTGACCTCGTTCTGCGGATGCGGACATGCGCGGCGGCGATCGTCGCGGCTGAACCTCGCGAGAGCTGGGTCGCACTGGTGTCGGACGATGCCGCCAGGCTGCTGGTCGAGGCGTCGAATGTGCTCGATGCGTATGATGCGCTCGAGGAAAGAGTTTTCACCGAGCCGCTTGGCGAGCCGATAGTGGGTCAGCTCCGTGAGCCGATAGACCTGACCGAGTCGGCCGGCGGCGCGACCTGGACCGCGGCCGGCGAGCTGCCTGACGCCGTGCCGCGGCCATGTCCGTCATGCGGCAACGTCGGTGCCAGGACCGTCCACATTGCCGGTCGACGGCTGATGCTGACATGCGCAATGTGCTCCCATCAATGGGAGTACCGGCCATGAGTAATAGTCCGTTAAAAAACAGATTCAACGTTTCGCTGCGTACTGATCACCATCAGCGCAAGCGCGACGAGCAGCTGGTTCATCCTGATCTCTGGCTTGCCACGCTCGAAGGCGTCAAGACGCCCGAGCAGGAGCTGCTGGAGCGTGAGCGATGGCGGCGGCTTGATCATCATATCGACCAACTGCCGCCGCGCTGCGCGCTGGCATTGCGGTTGAAGTATGGTTTGCGCTGCGAGCCGCATACGCTGGAGCAGGTCGGCGAAGTGTTCGGCGTTAGCCGCGAGCGGATCCGGCAGATTGTCTGGAAGGGCGAGAGTATTCTGCGGCGCAGAATGTTGCGGGAGGAAAACCCGCAGCGGCTGCGCGATATGGTAGCACGCGAGAAGGCGAAAGAGGATGCTGCGCTAGCCCAATATCAGGCTGAGTGTGACGCGAGCCGGGCGGCGCAGAAGGCGTGGGAGCGTGGACGCGAGCGCGAGGCTGAACTTCGGCGTGAACTCGAGTACGAGGTCAGGCGCAAGCGCATAGAGTTGGCTGCATATGATTATGCTTACCACGAGGCGCACGCCGTCAACGCTGGCTGGCAGGACGAGCTAGAACGGCGTGAACAGGAAGCCCGGCTGCAACAGCGTAACGCCGTGCGGCGCGCGGAATACGAGCAGCGGGTGAAGGCGCTGGTGGCCAGGCGAGACGCCCTGTCGGCTTATCCCACGGCAGACCCCAAACGCGATTGGTTGTTCGTCGCATCCAAGGAGCATGCCTGATGGCCGACGATCTCAAGCCGCCGATCGAGGAAGACATCCGGTTTGACGACGAGGAGTTTAACCCGGCGCTGGAGCCGAATTCGGCCAAGGCGTGGCTGAACTTGTTGCGGGAAAGCGAGGACGCTTTCGAGGATTGGAACGACCATTGCGATAACATCGATCGGCAATACGCCTCGCTAGGTTTTCTGGCACAGATGAACCGCGACAAACAGTTTCAAATGTTCTGGGCCAATTGCGAGGTGATCAAGCCGAGTATTTACGCCAAGCCGCCAATCCCGGTGGTGGTGCCAAAATTCAAGGACCGCAGGCCGGTTTACCAAGCCGCCTCCGAGGTGATGGAGCGCTGCACCGTGGTGGCGTTCGACCTCACCCGCATCGACGACCTGATGATGCTGGCGCGCGATGATCTGGCGATGAACTCGCGTGGCGTGGCGTGGTGCCGCTACGAAAGCGGCGCGGATGGTGCATACGAGCACGAAAAAGTCTGCATCGACTTCAAGAACCGCCGCGACTTTCTGCACTCCATCAGCCGCAACTGGAGGGAGGTGACCTGGGTGGCCGGCGCGTCCTACCTCACAAGGAGCGAAGCGAGGGCGCGCTTCCACAAGACCTCAGGCGACGCCTATCAGGAGGCCGAGTACAAGGTCGACAAGGAGGCGAAGAATATCGGCGGCGCAGACAATCGGGAGCGCGCTAAATTCTGGGAGATATGGGACAAGCCGAGCAAGCGCGTGGTCTGGGTCGCTGAGGGCGTCGAGGACATTCTCGACGAAGATGATGCCCACCTGAACCTGCAAAACTATTTCCCCTGTCCACGCCCGGCTTACGGCACGCTGCAGCGTGGCTCGCTGGTGCCAGTGCCTGACGTCATGCAGTACCGCGACCAGCTTGAGGAAATCAATCTTCTGACCGGGAGAATCCATGCGCTTAGCGATGCGCTTGAAGCAAAAGGCTTTTATCCGGCGGGCGGCGCGGAGCTGGCTGAAGCGGTACAGGCGGCAGTTGCGACTAAAACGCCGGGTCGAATGCTGGTCCCGATCTCTAACTGGGCCAGTTTCGGCGGGTCAAAAGAAATCATCATCTGGTTGCCGATCGACATGATCGCCACCACGATCCAGGCGCTGGTCCTGCTTCGAAAACAAGTCATTGAGGATATCTATCAGATCACCGGCATCGCCGACATCATGCGCGGCGAGACTGACCCGAACGAAACCCTTGGCGCGCAGCAACTCAAAACCCAAAATGGTTCGTCACGCATTCGCGACAAGCAACAGGAGCTGGTCAGATTAGCGCGCGACCTGGTCGAGATCACATCGGAAATCATCACTGAAAAGTTCGACCCGGCAACGATTGTGGAGATGAGTCAGACCCAGTTGCCAACCAGCAAGATGAAGCAGCAGCAGATGCAGCAGATCCAGCAGGGCCTGATGCAATTGCAGCAGCAGAAGGCGCAACTGCCGCCGCCGCAAGAGCCGCCACAGCAGCCCGGCATGCCCGAGCCGCCGGAAATGCGGCCTGATCCGAAGCAGGAGCAGATCGAGGGCATGATCAAGCAGGGCATGACCGAACTGCAAAAGATCAGCGAGCAACCGACCATCGATCAGGTGTTGTATTTCTTGCAGGACAATCGTTCGAAAGCGTTTGTTCTCGACATCGAAACCGACTCGACCATCATGGCGGACGAGAATTCGGAAAAACAGCGTCACACCGAGTTCGTGCAAGTGCTCGGCAACATCCTGCCGCAACTGGCGCAGATGATCCAGACCGAGCCGCAGACCGCCAATTTCTGCGGCGAGGTGCTGAAGTTCGCCACCCGTCCGTTCCGGGTCGGCCGCACGCTGGACGGTTCGATTGATGAACTGGTCGAGCAGATGAAGGCCAAGGCGGAAGGGCCGCGACCGGATGATCCAGCGACGATGCAGGGCAAGATCGCGCTGCAGGTCGAGCAGCTGAAGCAGCAGACCGCGAAGGCGAAGAACGATCAGGACGCGCAGATCAAGCTGATGGAGCTGCAGCAGAAGGACAAGCACAAGCAGTGGGAGCTGCAAAGTCACATGGCGATCGAGCAGCAGAAGCTGCAGCACGTCAACCAAGACAACGCCGTCAAGGCGCAGGTGCAGAACCAGAAGATGATGGAGAACCGCGAAAGCCATCAGGCCCACATGATCGAGAAGACGCAGGACATGCAGTTGCAGCGTGAGAAGGCCGGCATGGTGGCGGCGCAGGCGCAGCAGACCCATCAGGCCCGCCAGGCCGACATGGCGAATCGCGCCAATGAACGGCAGATGGCGGCGCAACAGAAGGCGATGAACCCGAATGGTGGAGGGCCGGTGTAATGCCGCGGATGGGCGAGTACCGGCCATGACGAACGAAACCAAAAAATACGTTCGCCAGGTGCTGGATTATCTCAGCGACATCAAGGACGCGCTCGATGATTGTCTGTCGGCGATGGCGTTGGAAGACATCAACGCCGCAAGACACTGCCTGAAGGACGTTGCTGTCAAGGCTACACAGGCAATCGACATACTCACCCCGAAGGAGGAATAAAGTGGCTGCATTCACGAAGTACCACACCTTTGTCGATGAAGTGTCGAAGAGCGGCCACAACCTGCAGACCGCCGTGTTCAAGTGCGCACTGACCAACACCGCGCCTACGCCGCTGACCGACACGGTCTGGAATACGACGGTGTACCCAGCGCCGGCAGCCGCAGCCGGCTACACAGCTGGCGGCAACACATTGACGACGTCGAGCGCGAGTTCGACATCCTACGTTTTCAAGCTGGTGCTGGCAGATAGCGTGTTTACGGCCAGCGCGGGCAGTATCGGGCCGTTCCGATATGTCATTCTCTACAACTCGAGCGCTACCAACAAGGTCGTCGGTTATTACGACTACGGCTCTAGTATCACGCTGGCCGACACCGAGACGTTCACGGTCGACTTCGACCCGACCAACGGTGCGATCCAGATGACGATGACGCCTTGACGGGCACGGCGTGATCCAGATGACGATGACGTAAGGACGCTATTGTGGCGATCGTCCAAACCGGCACCACCCTCGATTTCCCGATCAGTAGCACCAACTACTTCGGGACGGTGTCAACCACGATCACTGTGCCATCGGACGCACAGTTTGTCGTTGTCGGCTTGTCGAATTACGGCGGCGGGACGAACAATAAACATTCCGGCATGACGTTCACCAAGGGTGGGGTCAACACCGCGATGACGCCGGTTTTCGGCGCTGACGCCACCACCAACTGGAACGCGGTGGCATTCTATCTGGCTGCGCCGGATACCGGCACCAACAAGACGCTAGCATGGCTGTGGGATAACGGTACAAGTTCCGGCGACCTGGCCTTTTCGGTCACGTTCTGGAAAGGCGTCGATACCGCCAGCCCGGTGCGTGATACCGATGGCGCACAGGGTTCTGGATGGCCGCGCAATACACCAACGCTGACGTGTGTCAGTGGTGACAAGATCATTGCGTTTGCCGGGTTCTATTACGGCGCGGGTGGCGGCGCGGGCGGCGTCACGACGTGGAATAACCTGACTGAACTCGCTGAGATTACCAACCAAGGCCCCGCCGAAGGCACCTGGGCGACCGGCGATCCGACTGGCGATACGACAGTTGGCGTACAATCCTGCACTGGTTCTGAAGGCGGCATCGTCGCCATCGTGGTGAAGCCGGCCGCGGGCGGTACGGCTTACACGCTGACGGCGGCGGCCGGTACGCTGACGCTGGCGGGGCAGATTGCGGCGTTACGTAATGCGCGCAAGATTGCCGCCGTTAATGGCACGTTGGCACTGTCGGGTCAGACGGTAACGCTGCGTTACGCGCGCAAGATGCCGGCCGGGCTTGGCGTCGTCACGATATTGGAGCCGGTCGTCAACCTGATCTATTCGGGGACCGGAAACAAGTTGCTGCCTGCCGGGCTTGGCTTCCCGCGCATCGACGGGAAACCGGCCACGCTGCGCTACGCGCGCGTGACGATTGCGGGGCGGGGCACACTGACGGTGTCAGGCCGGACTGCCAACCTGGCTTATGTGCCGTTCACAGGCGATCACGTAATGCCGGCTAGTGCCGGGGTGTTGGCGCTGGCGGGGCAATCCGCAGAGTTACGGATTAGCCGCACTGTGCAGCCTACCGCACAGCCGGGCAGGATCGTTTTTGGCAGAACTGTATGGTTGAGAAAATGGTGAGTTTAACCCGAAGGAGAAAAGCATGGCCCAGAGTGCATTGACTGTAACTCCACCCAACCCGACGCCGCCGACTAATATGAGTTGCACCGGGGCAACGCCGCCGAACCCGCCGAATTACACCAAGGCGACCTACACCGACATGATGGATAACAACAAGTTCGACAGCGCCCCGCCGCCGTATTTTGACGATGGCGCGGCCGGCTCGCTGATCCTGTTCGCCGCTAACACCGCGGCACTGGCGAGCGGCAGTGGCGGCACCGCAGGCGGCACTGAGGGATCATACCCAGGCGCAGCGGCAGGCGCAGTGCCTGCCTCGACCAGCGTCCCGCACGAAGGTGCCGGTACCGAGACCTCGCTGACCTGGGGCGTCGGCGGCTGGCCGACTAACGCAAGCGTCTACAACCCCGCCGGCACGCCCGTGATGGTATCGACGGGGCCGGCCGCAACCGCGGCTTCGATCGCCGCCGGGCCGAACGGATCGCACGCCTCGACACTGTCGCCGGCCTATGCGTCCAATCCGGCGTTTGCCTCGCTCACGGTTGGTTCGGCTGTATCCGGCGCAGGCACGACGCTGTTGACCTGCACCGGCACCAACTTCGTCCCCGGCTGCCGGATCTGGGTCAATAATGTCGAGCAGTCGACGACGTTCGCCAGCGCGACGTCGCTGACGGCGACGATCAACAAGAAGCGCGAGGCCGGGACGTGGCCAGTGGACGTCAAACTCGGCGGTGTCGCCGTGCCCGCAACCCGAACCATCACATGGACCTGACATGAGCAAAGAACCAGTCAAACAGGACAAGGTCGACGAGCAGGCTGAGCAGCAACGGCGTGAACAGGCGCAGCGGCAAGGCGGTGACAGGCCTGCCGAATACACCGAAGCACGTAATCGAGCGCAGCACATCAGTGAGGAAGAGCGGCAGGAGATCGATCGCCGGCAGAGCGAAGACCCGCTCTACATTGAGCATACCCGCCCGGAGGATCCTAGTGGTCGCCCCGGCCAGCTAACCCGCGACAACGTCAACCCGAACATCCCGAGCGGGCCGAAGGACCGGACGCCGGACGAATGCGGCAGGGTTGACCCGAATGCCGGCGGCATTGTCGACCCGACCAGTCTCGGCATGCCGCAGGGTGGCGTTGCGCCAAAAATGCCGGAGGAAATCCCGCCGGGCGGACTTCGTAGCGAGAGCATCAACGAGCCGACCGGCAGCAACGTCCTGGGCAAGACGGAGGCGGATATCCCGCCCGAAATCCTGGCGCAGGGCAAGCCGACGATTAGCGGGCTGGAACCAGCCGAGGCGGTCAGCGGCGATCCTGATTTCACGCTGGTCGTCAGCGGCACCAACTTCTTTGCCGGCAGCGTGATCGTATTCGGCACCCAGGACGAGCCGACGACATTCGACGAGGAGGCGGGGACGCTGAGTACAGGCGTCAAGCCGTCGCTGTTTGCGCCGGCCACGGTGCCGGTCAAGATCCGCAACGGCCCGCTGGTATCGGACCCGTCTGATTTCGTTTTCACAGGGCCGGTGGCTGACGATCAGGAGACCGACCCGGACGAGCTGGAGGATGAAATCGACCAGATGAAAGAGGACGGCGACATTTCATCCTCGCGCAAGCCGAAGAGGAAACGCTGATGGCAATGGCAGTCGTCACAGTCGCGTCTGGAGGACTGCCGGTCACCGACGTCACCGCCACGACCCCTCTCCGTGGCATGGCAGTGACGGAGGCGATCGCGGTCGGTGTCACCAAATGGGGACTGCCGGTGACCAAGGTGGCCAACGGCATCCCGGTGACGTTCATCGTGGTCAGCACGACCGGAGGCCAGCCGAAATCACAGTAGGAACAGGGCGAGAACAATGGTCGAACTAGAGGAATTTGCGCCAAATCGCTGGCGGGTGAAGCGGACGCCGCAACACTTCGCCAGATCTGAGCATCCGGTCCCCTACGTCATCTCCGACATCATGCCGCCGACCGAACAGGTCGACGGCCAGTTCTACACATCCAAGAGCGCATTTCGCCGGGTCGGTCGCCAGCTCGGGCTGATCGAGGTCGGCACCGAGAAGCTGAACCCCCGATTACAAAGAGCTTCTGCCACGCAGGCGGCCAGGCAAGGCCGCCAGCAGGCGCTGAAGAAGGCAATGGAACTAGTCCGGTCTGGCTGACCGGATGTCAGTGTAACCCCCCGGCTTTCCCTCAGCCGGTAATGGAGCTGCGACCATGAGTGACGTTACTGTCGCGCCGCCGAGTGCTGCGCCAACTGCCCCCGCCCCTGCCCCCGCCGCCAGCGAGGTGCCGATCAACCAAACCCCGCAATCCAGTCCGAACCCGATCGGCTCGCAGGCCCCGGAGAAGCCTGCCAACTGGAACGGTCCGGAGGGCCGCAAGGAGGCGATCCAGCGCGCCTTCGATCGCGCTAATAACCCGCAGGCCAAGGCGAAAGAGCCGCCCAGGCCGGCTCCCAAGCCGGCTGAGGCCAAGGCGGGTCACAACCAACCGCCGGAAGAGACACCAAAGCTGAACCTGAAGAAGCGTCCGGAGGCGCAGGACGAGACACAGGCAACCCCGCGTGGTGAGCGGGGCCGGTTCGCGCCGCGGCAGGCGGCGGCTAACGATGTCAATGCCCAAGTGCGGTCAAGTGCGGTCAATGCTGGTCAGCCTGGCCAAAATAATCTTGGGCATGCCCAAAATGCCCAAAATGCCCAGTTGACAAAACTGCCGCCGCACGCGCCCTACCCGGAGCCGCTGCAGCGGATGGCCGAAAGCGCCAAGCGGGACTGGGCGGTGACGCCGGAGACGGTGCGCGGCGACGTCCACCGCATGCACGCCGAGTTTAAGAAGGCCTCGGACTACTACAAGGCCACCCACGAGGTGTTCAAGTCGATCGCCAAATATCACCAGATGGCGGTCGAGCAGGGCACCACGCTGGACAAGGCGCTGGGCAATTTCGTCTCGATCGAGAATAAGCTGCGCCAGGACCCGATTGCCGGGCTGGATACTATCGTCAACAACCTCAACATTACGGACCCGCAGACCGGACAGCGGCTTGGGTTACGCGACATCGCCTGGCACGTCGTCAACCAGTCGCCCGAGCAGTTGCGCCAGATCCAGATGGGCAATCAGCAGCAGGCGGCGGGACATCAGATCGGCGCGCTGCATCAGGAAATACAGGGCTTGAAACAGACCCTGCAGCAGATGCATACTCAGCAGCAATTCACTTACACGCGGTCTGCGGTCGACCAGTTTGCCGAGACGCACCCGCGGTTTGATGAAGTAGGAGATGCGGTTCGCAGAGAAGTCGAACTCGGCTTCGATATCGACACCGCATACAAAAGGGCTTGCTTACTCCAGCCAGCCGCACAGGCGGAGCAGATCCGCACCACACCGGCTCAGACCCGAACCCCAGACCGAAGCATCCACGGCGCGCCCAGCGTGACTGCCTCAAACGCAGCGTCACGGCGTCCCAAGGAGCCAAGTCCGACAGCACGCGATGCAGTGAAAAACGCACTGCAGCGATTGAACGGCGTTCATTAGGTATCGCAAACGCGAGCCTGAAATCTGACCCCAATGTGGAGCTGCGACCATGCCTAACGTTACTACCGCCGCCGCCTATCAACAGGTTTTATCGATGGCGCTCGAAGACCGTTCGAGCGGCTACCAGGACCTCGTTTCCAACAACAACGCACTGTTGGCCGTGATGAAACGTAAAGGCCAATGGCAAACCTATAGTGGTCCCAAGATCAGACAGACACTACAGGTAGGAAAAAATTCCGCTCAGTGGTATTCTGGATACGATCAACTTCTGAATCCAGCGATCGATTTATTCAATGATGGCGTGTGGGATCCGAAGATGGTTGTGGTCCCGGTGATCCTCTCGTTGCAGGAGATACTTAACAACGAGGGCGAATCCCAACTCATGGATGTATTTGAATCGTATATATCCGCCGCTGAAAAGGCGCTGGAAGACGCCATGGACGCCGGCATCTATTCGGACGGCACCGCCAACGGCAACAAGCAGATCACCGGCCTTGCTACTGCAATCCCCGCACTGCCCAACACCGGCACCTATGGCGGCATCGATCGCAACCTCAATCCGATCTGGCGCACTTCGGCTTACGACCCGAGTGCAGCGGCGGGCACCACGTCATTGTCGGCGTTCGGCACCCAGGTGACGTCGACCACCATCCGCCCGATGATTAACTACGTCATGACCCGGCAAAGCCGCGGCCGTGATTACGCTGATTTGTTGCTGATGTCTCCTGAACACTACGCGGCCTACGACGCCGCCACGGTGGCGATCCAGCGCCAGCAAGGCGATACCTCGCTCGGCAAGCTCGGGTTCAGTTCGCTGGAATACATCGGTGGCGGCAAGCGCGCTGAGATCGTATTGGACGGTGGCATCGGCAGTAATATGCCGGCGAATACAACGTTCGGTATCGACACGTCGAGCCTGCGGCTGCGCTATCACCCCTCCAGAAACTTCGACAAGTTGTTCGACGGCGATGGCCAGATGCCGATCGACAAGGACGCGATTGCGCAATTTATCGGCTGGATGGGTGAACTCACCATGACCAACCCGCTCTTCAATTGGAGATTGTACGACTCTAACCCGGCGGCTTAACCCTCCGCAGGGCGAACACCGTCCCGCTGGTTCTGTCCCCTCGACTCTGCCCGCCAGCGGGGCGGCTACTTACAGGCTGCGACGCCTCAACCAGAAAAGGTTTCCCTCATGCTGCGCGATCCCGACGAAGTTCTAGTCGTACTGTTCAAGCACCAGGCCTTTCCCAACGACGACAAATCGCTCGCCGCCGGGCGGCCGATCTTCGATGACCTCGAAGTGTGCGAAATCCGCGCCCCCGGCTCGAAAGAGGTCAAGGTGTTCCCGGCGACGTTCTTCTCGCGCTGGGTCGACGATCCCTTCACCGGCCAGCAGCGCAAGCAGAGCTACGCCGAACGCTTCAAACACCAGTACCAGCAGTTTAAGGCCGACGCGGCCCAGACCAAAACCGGCACGCCGTTGGAGTTGGCCAAATTCCTGACTGACGGACGGCGCGCCGAGTTGCGGGCGCAGAACATCTACACCGTCGAGGTGCTCGCCGCCGTCGAGGGCGCTGAACTGAAGAACCTCGGCCCCGGTGGCAGGGAGATGAAGAACGCCGCCACCGAGTACATCGAGGCCGGCAAGACCAGCGCGCCGAACAAGATGTTGCAGGCCGAACTGGAGGCGCTGAAGGCCCGCAACGCCATCCTCGAAGAGGACATGGCGGCCAGGAAGGCGCGCGAGGCCGGCGACCCGGACGAGCCTGGCGAGTTCGCCGGCATGTCGCTGGTGCAGTTGCGTGAGTTCATCACCATCAATACCGGACAGGCCCCACTGGGTTCGATGAACCGCAAGACGCTGATACGGATGGCCGAAACCGCCCGACCCGAGCAGGTGGCCTGATGACGATCCTGTCGGTGACGAGGGACGTCTGCGCGGCGGTCGGGGTTTTGCTGCCGTCGTCGGTGTTCTCCAACCTCGCCGGCAATCGCACCATGCAGGAGATGCTGGCCTGCGCCAACGAGACGGCGCAGCGCATCGCCTACGACCAGCGCGACTGGACCCGGCTGCGCACCACGGCGGTCTACACTGGCGACGGCCAGTACGTGCCGCCGCTGCCCGATCCTTACGCGGTATGGACTGGCAGTACCGCGTTCCCGTTACCGGCCAACTACAAAAGGATGTTGTTGACCTCAAGCGTCTGGCGCACGACGTGGGGGGCGCAGCCGATGCGGTTCGTGGCTGATACCGACGAATGGATCGTCCGCCGCCTTAGCTTTTCTGACGATAGCATGTGGGGAGAGTGGACCATATTCGGCGGCCAGATCCACATCTGGCCGATCATGGCAGGCGCATCGCCGGGCGTTCCCGCCGAGACGGCATATCACACCTATCTCGACAAGAACTGTGTGGCGCTGGCCAGCGGCGGCTTTGGCGACAGTTTCCTGGCCGATGGCGATAGCTTTGTACTCGACGAGCGGTTGTTGAAGCTCGGCATGATCGCCGACTGGAAGCAGAAGAAGGGTGCGGCCTACGCTGAAGACCTCGAAACGTTCGGCACTGCGCTCAGTATGGCGATGGGACACGACAGCCCAGCACCGATCCTCGTCGATGGACGCAGAAACGCCATAAGCACGCGAGGTGGCTGGGGTGCCTATCTCAACTAACCGACCGAATGGGCCGTCCGGCGTTATCTTCAACGTCGGGCTGAAGGGCGACACCGGGCCGCCGGGGGCGACGGGTCCAGCCGGCCCGCCCGGCAACAATAGCACGGTGCCAGGACCGCCAGGCGCAACAGGGCCGCAGGGACCGCAGGGCATACCAGGGGCGTCAGGAAGTGGTGCTGGCGATGTCACTGGGCCTGCCGGCGCGGTCGCCGACCGCATCGCGGTCTACAACGGCACCACCGGCAAGACCATCAAGGATGGCGGTAAGCTGATCGCCGATCTGGCGCTGGTGTCGCATACTCACACCCAAGCCGACGTCACCAATCTCGTCAGCGACCTCGCACTCAAGGCCCCGTTGGCTTCGCCGGTATTCACTGGCGATCCGCAGGCCCCGACGCCGACGACAAGCGATAACGACACCAGCATCGCGACCACGGCATTCGTCAAAAGCGCAATCGCTGTGTCCGGTGTCGGTCAGATCTTCTACCTCGATCCGACCGATGCCGCAGATGTCGCCACCTACAAGCGGTTGGTTCTGTCGCCCAGCCCTGCGGCTGAAAGCTCTCTTGCTGTCATCTGCACCGGAACGACCTCCGACTTTCTGATCGGCAGCTTCATCACCGATCCCGGTGTACCGGGAGCAATCGATTTTCCTGCCGGATCAGCTTATCGCAGGATGTATGGCAAGGTCTCAGGCGGCACGGCAAAATTCCGCTTGCAGGTTTATGTCCGGACTGTTGGCGGCACCGAGACGCTGGTTCGCGACGAGTTTAGCAACGATTTTTCAAGCACGGTGCCGACCTTGCAGGAGTGGCTGGCGACGCCTGCCAGCGGCGGAGCACTCACGACCAGTGATCGCATCGTCGCCAAGGTCTCGGCGCGACGTGTCACGGGTCCGACGAATGTCACCGTGACACTGTATGGCGAGGGTAGTGCGAACGCCTCGCAAATTCAGACGACCATTCCGTCTTCGTCATCTGTGCCGTTAGCGGCGACCCCGCCGCTTTCGATTACGGCTGGTAATATCTCCATCACCGCGGCGGCATTGACCAAAACCGACGACACCAACGTGACGCTGACGCTGGCCGGCACGCCTGCCACCGCATTGTTGCAGGCTTCGAGCATTACCGCTGGATGGGCCGGCACGCTCTCGACCACGCGCGGCGGGCTGGGCGCGAACAACGGCGCGGCTAATGGCATCCCGTTGTTCGCCTCTGGCGCAGCCACGGTGACGGCAGCCGGTACAGTCATCGGTGCATCAGCGGTGCGCTACGACGCCGCGCAAACCTTGACCGCCAACCAGCAGGCGCAGGCCCGCGCCAACACTGGCACGCCGAACGCCAATATCATCATCAATGGCGATTTCCGCATCAATCAGGAAGGATATGTTTCAGCCGCCGTGTTGGCCGCCGGATCGTATGGCCACGATCAATGGAAGGCTGGAGCGGCGGGCGGTAATTACTCCTTCACACAGCTCGCCAGCAGCACGCAGGTCACCATCGCATCGGGCAAGACTCTGATCCAGCCAATCGAGGACGTCAGGGTTGTCGGTGGCTCGTATGTGTTGACGTGGACCGGCACCGCGCAGGCGCGCGCAGGTGTCAATTCGCTGACGCCGTCCGGCTCCTATGCTGCCAGCCCGTTGGCTATTGCGGGGCAGACCGCAGGCACTGCGATGTCCGTCGAGTTCAACGCCGGCACGCTCGGCACCGTCAAGCTGGAAAGCGGATCGGTCGCGACGCCGTTCGTCATGCCGGACTACGCCAGCGAACTGGCGGCGTGTCGCAGATACTATCAGAAATACGTCGGCGTGCTCGTGTCCGGATACGGAGCCGCCGGGGCCAACCAGTTCGACACGTATCTCATCAGCCCATCAATGCGAGCGACGCCAACAGGCAGTGTAACAGGCACCGCGCCTGTCTACTCCAACTGCTCTGCTCTGGTGATTGTCCCATACACCGAAACGACTTTCACGGCGAGGGTCACGGTCACGGCAGCGGGGCAATATTACGTCGATACGAGCGCCAGCTCGATTAATTTGAATGCGAGGCTATGATGGCAGACTATCAACTCACCGCCACCGACAGCATCATCCGCACCGAGGACGGCGCGTGCATCCCGCCCGATCCGGCCAACCGCGATTACGCGGAGTATTTGCAGTGGGTCGAGGACGGCGGCGTCGCTGATCCCTATGTGCGGCCGCCTGAAGTGGAGCCGGTGCCGACACCCGAGCAGGAACTGCTGTTCGAGCACGAGAACAGAATCCGCGCCATCGAAGGCGCGCCGCCGCTGACGCAGGATGAGTTCAAGGCAAAGGCTACCGCATGAGTCAATATCAGGCCTTTCGCCGGGTGCCAGTACCGCCGCAGGTGGCGCAAAAGCTCGACACCGTGACATTTCCCGCGCCGACCCGCGGTATCGTCATGAACGAGAACGAAAGTTATACGCAGCCGGGGTCGGCGGTGATCTGCGATAACTGGAAGCCAACGACAAAAGGCGTCTCGCTGCGTGGTGGCTGCACCCGCTGGTGCGTATTGCCAGAAACGCTCCCGGTGATTTCGGCGTTCGAATACCGCAGCAGCGCTGCCCACCACATGTTCGCCGCCAACGCTACCAAACTATACAACGTTACGACTTCGATCCCAGGGTTAGTCAAGGCGGGACAGACCTCGGGCAATTACGCCGCCTCGCAAATGGCGAACGCCAGCGACGACTGGCTGATTGTCGTCAACGACAACGGCGACCCGCCGTTGCGCTACAACGGCACGACGTGGGCGACGCTGAACTACACCACCCCCGGCAATTGGGCGAACAGCACCGCGTATGCGATCGATGCGCGGGTTAAGGACACTACCGACAGCACCAACTGGAAATGCACCGTAGCGCACAGCAGCCCGGCGGGGCCGACGACGTTCGCGGCGGACCGCACCGCCAATCCGGGGCGCTGGGTGACCGACAGCGCCGCCGACAATGTCAGCTGGATCACCGGGCCGTCAGGAACGGCGGTCGAGAACGGCAGTCATCTCGTCTACGTCTGCAAATATCGCAACCGGTTCTTCTTTATAGAGCAGGACTCGATGAACGCCTGGTATCTGCCGCTCAACGCGATCGGCGGCGTGCTGGCGATGATTCCGCTATCAGGAGCAGCAACCAAAGGTGGCAAATTAATTTTTTGCACCACGTGGTCAATCGACGCCGGCGATGGCGTCGACGACAAGCTGGTGTTCATGACCGACCTCGGCGAGATCCTGGTGTTCACCGGCGGCGATCCCTCCAGCGCCGCAAACTGGCGGCAGGAAGGTCGTTACAACATGAGCCCGCCGATGGGGATGAATGCCCACCTGGCGGTTGGTGGTGACGTCCTGGTCGCCACGGTCGACGGCATCATGCCGATCACCGGCGCGATTACCAAAGACCGCGCCGAACTGGAGTTGGCCGCCGTTACCCGACAGATCAAGATCATGTGGCGCGCCGAGGTGTTGGAGAAGCGCGAGTGGCCGTGGACGATGTGCAAGTGGGACGAGTATGGCGGGATCTTTTGCGCCGTCCCCGGCAGCGCGTCAGGCAAGGAGCGGGTGCTAGCCGTTAACGCCACCACTGGCGCATGGGCGCGATACACCGGTTGGGACTGCACCTGCTTCATCCGAATGCGCGGCGATATGTTCTTCGGCACCCAGAAGGGCATCATCATGCAGGCCGATCGCACCGGCTATGACGACGGCCTGCCCTACACCGCGGTGCTGGTTGGCGGCTGGGAGGTGTTTTCCTCGCCGTCGCAGACCATCACCTGGCGGCAGGCGCGGGCGTCGTTTACCGCGCGGGCGGGGGAACCCTTCCAGCCGCAACTGGCGGCGACCACCGACTACGTCGTCACCTTGCCGCCACCGCCAAACGCCGGGCCGGATAGCGAGCCGCTCGACATCTGGGACGAGGGGCTGTGGGACGACGCCGTCTGGGATGCCGGCGCACCGCCGTCCGTCACGGTGCGCAATACCGGCTGGGTCAGCATCGGCGTCACTGGCTACAGCCACGCGCCGATTATCCAGGTGACGGTGGCGCAGCGGGCCAGACCGCAAGTCGATCTGATTTCAATCGCTGCGACGTTCGAGCGTTGCGGCATCACGGTGTGAGGGACCGATGGCCAGCTATAGTTTCCTCGACGACTATCTCGCACCTGGCCAGCGTTATCGGGAGGACGAGCCCGGCCCGGAGGAAAAACTCGACCGGATGCTGCGGAACATGCCGCAGATCGGCGATGATGTTGATCCTTTGTTTGCGCCACCGCCGAAAAATATGCTCGGCATCGACCCGACTAATGATCGCAACACCATCAGCCCTGACAGCATAGGAGCCCCGGCGCAAACCCTCGGCGACCTGTTCGCACCGGCATGGATCTATGGCGACGAAAAGAGCATGGCAGCGGCAACTGACTGGAACGCGCGGCATCTGAAGACGCCGCCTGCGCCAGACCCGCGCTATGTGCCGCCAGTGCCGAAATCATCGAGCGATCTGGTGCGTGATAGCGTGGCGCAGGCGATAATGGAGAGCCCGGTATATGGTGCCGGTCAAGGCGGGACAGGTAATCTTGGCGGTGAAGGTATTGGCCCGGCAGCCGAGAGCGGGGCCACGCCAGCCGCGCCTACCACCGGTACGGTGCAAGGCTTCACCACGCCCAACGCGCCGCAGGCGCAGCCGACCACCGCGCCACCGGCACCAAATGAGCAGGGTGTAGAAGCGTGGGGTGACAAAAACTCCATTGATGAACAGGCTGATACTGCTCCAGCTACCCCATCTACTAATGCACCGACGGCTGCGCCGCCTTCATTTGGCTTTGCCAACCCCAGCGACCCCGGCCAAACTTCCAGCCACGGCCAAAACACAACGTCGGGCCAATCGGCGGTAACCGGCCCGACCTCGCCATCATCAACGGCGACGCAAGGCCCAACGCAGGGGCCAGCAACAGCACCCGCGGTATCGCCGCAGTCTTCTGCAGAACCTACGGCAGAAGAAGACGCCGCCGCACTGGCGGAAGCCAATGCGCAAGCTGTCCAGGAAGGTTTTATGTCCCCCGAAGGTGTACCCGGCAAGGGTGTCACCACGACAGTATCAGCAGTTCCATCCGTCGCCCCGCCCGCGCCACCCGCACCGCTAGGCATCACCGCAGAAGAAGATGCCGAGGCCATGCAGTCGGTCGCCCCCGAGGCGATGCAGGCGTTCCAGGACGCTGTCATGGACAGCATCGCCGACGAGCAGGGGATACAGGAGAACGCAGTCAACGCCCAGGTCAACGCCATCACCGCGCCGGAGCAGTCCGTTCAGGACGCGCCGCAGCAGACCCAGACGGCTCCGACGCAGACGCAGGAGGCACCCGCACCACCCGCCCCGCCTGCACCACCTGCCCCGCCTGCCGAAACATCACTCAGTCAGGCCGAAATGGATGCCATCAATGCGGAAGTCGACAATGCGCTGTCGCCGATGGCGGCACCAGTGGCGTATGCGCCGGTTATGGCACCCCCGGATACGCTGACGGTGGATGACGTTGCGACACCGCACTCGATGGCAACCCCGACGCAGACCGCCCCGCAACAGACACAAACCGCCCCGACTGCATTGGACGCCATCAACAACGCCATAGCGACGCCGACAGCCCCGCAGTCACCGACACCAAGCCAGGAAGAGGCTAGTCCGACGACGTCAGTTCAAGGCCTTACTCAAGAAGACGTAAACGCTCTCGAGGCGGAAAATCCAGACACTTTTGGTCCGCTATCTCAAGCGCCAACCCCAGCTCAGATGAACCAGGCCCAAACGGCGGTTACGCAGGGGATAAACCAGGGCCTCTTTGGGCTCGCGATATCTCCACCCGCGCAGCAGCAAGACGACGCCAACGCTGTAGCCATGAACACATTCGGCTACACACAGGCAATGAACGATGTTGGCATGACGCCGTCCGCGATCGCGGCGGCACACGCTGATGTGCAGGAAGCGATGCAGGCATTGGCAAACAATGTGTCGGTCGCCAATCCGGAAGCCAGCGCCGTGCAGGGATTCACCACGCCCGGTGTGACGACTGCAGAAGGCGTCATCGGCTCGCCAACGGCAGGCACGGTCGCTGCCCCCGGCATTAGCGGGCAAAACATGGGGCCAACCTCTGGTCTTACTGGCACTGCCACAGTTGGCCCAGCGACAACAGCCGCAGTTTCCGGGTTTGCACCAGGCCTCGGCTTTGGTTACGGGCCGGACGGGCCGGTCGGGCCGTTGGGGCAAGCCACTAGTGCTGTGGCCCCAAGTGTCGCAGAGGCCGCCGACACCCAAGGCGCGGTCACTGCCGACGCCAACACCAGCGCCACCGCTGAAGCGGCTGCGCCATCCGTTGCTGAAGGCACTGCGGTCAGCGGCAGCCCTGCAGACGGCACAGTTGGCTTCGGCTTCGGGCCATCAGAAGGCGATGCCGGCATTGGCGTGGGCGTTAGTGGCATCAGCGGTGAAGGTGAAGGTGAGGGTGAAGGCAGCGGTGTCTCAGGCAGCTCCAGTGGCGTTGGCGGTCTTGGCGGTATGGGCGGCGGCGAGGGTGACAGCGGCACCGCAGGCACCAGCGGTGATGGCGGTATAGGCGGCATCGGCGGCGAAGGCGGTGAAGGTGGCGAGGGAGGCTGGTGATGAATTACATCTACGGCCACGACGATATCGTCGCCAGCTTCGTGGCGCAGCTGATTCCGTCATGCCGCGAGCGCGGTTTTGGCAAGGCCAAGGCAATCGGCGTCATCGACAAAGCGGGCCGCCTGATCGCGGGCTTCGTTTATCACGGCTATGACCCTGACGCCGGAACCATCCAGATCTCCGGGGCCTCGCTGCCCGGCACCAAATGGTGCAACCAGCAGACGCTGGCGCATGTCTACCGTTACCCGTTCCTGCAGCTCGGCTGCCAGATGATTATCCAGATGGTGCCAGCCGACGACGAGCGGCTGCTCTACCAACTGTCCCGGCTGAATTACCAGTTTATCCCGTTGCCGCGCATGTTCGGACGCCACAAGGATGCCGTGCTGGCGCAACTGACCTTCGAGGATTGGGCCGCCAACAGGCTGTGCCGGCGTTACGGCCATCATCTCGAACAAACGCCACTTGAGGAGGCTGCATAATGCCAGGCGTATACCAGAATACAGGCGTGATTGATCAGCGTGACGCCATCACCCGCGCGCTGATGAATATCTCATCGCCACCGCCGCAGACCCCGCCACCGCAGATGCCGCAGGGTGGCCAGCCGCCGCTGCCGGGCATGCCGCAGATGCCGCCGCAGGGTGCCCCGCCCCCCGGTGCGCCGACGCCGGTGCCATTGCCGGGAGGCATGCCGCCAGCGTCGCCAGGAATGCCGCCGATGTCGTCAGCACCGGGGATGCCGCCGCCGGTGATGCCAGGTAGCCCGCAGGCCCCGTCCCCGCAAATGCCGCCGCAGGGCGCGCCGCCGCCGAGGTACTAGCCATGAGCCTTTTTAAGCCCGACCCACCGACACCGCCTAACCCGATCGAGACGGCGCGCGCCTCGACCTCGACCAACGTCGCCACGGGTGTGGCCAACGCGTATCTAAACAACGTCAATCAGGTGACGCCGCAAGGCAGCCTGAATTATAACGCCACCGGCAGCCACACCTGGCACGATCCGGTTACCAATACCGATTACGAGATCCCGACCTTCACGGCGACGCAGACGCTGTCGCCAACCCAGCAGGCGATCCAGGCTCAGAACGAGGCGGCGCAATACAATCTGGCTGGGATGGCGAATGCGCAGTCAGGGCGCATTTCCGGGTTGCTGTCGAAAAACATGGATACCAGCGCGCCCATCAATACCCAGGCCTATCTGCAGGCGCTGCAGCGGTCGGACCCATCTGGGTATGAATACGCGAGACGATCCATGGCTCAGGGGGAGAGCGCAGACGACTTCGTCAAGCGGCATTATAAGGAAGCCCAGGCCGCCGGCGACTACAGAACAGAAGGCGTCCTGTCAGGCGGTGATCCCAACTCGATCATGAACGTCGGCAAGGCGTCGACCTCGTTCGACGCCGGTGGCCCGATCCAGAACACGTTTGGCGGCTACGGCGACATCACCAGAACCTACGGCCCCGCGGATAATTTCAGCGCCGACCGGCAGCGGGTCGAAGATTCGTTGATGCAGCGCATGAACCCGCAGTTGCAGGTCGAGCGGCAAAGCGTCGAGCAGCGCCTCGCCGACCAGGGCATCCGCTACGGCAGTCAGGCCTACAGCTCAGCAATGGACGACTACAACCGGCAGGCCAACGACGCCCGGTTCGCGGCGATCGGGCAGGCTGGCGGCGAACAGCAGCGCATGAACCAGATGGCGGCGCAACTCGCCGCGTTCCAGAACCAGGCACAGGGACAAAGCTACGAGCAGGCGCAGGGGTTGGCACAGTTTGGCAATCAGGCGCAGGGCCAGCAGTTTACCCAGAACGCCGCGCTGGAGGCGTTTCGCAACGCCGGGCTGGCGCAGCAGATTTCGCAGGCGCAGTCCGGCTTCAACGCCCAACAGGCGGCGCGTAATTCCTGGATGCAGGAGCAGTACGCGCAGCGCAACCAGCCGATCAACGAAATCAGCTCACTGCTGAGCGGCTCGCAGGTCAGTCAGCCCAATTTCGTCAATACGCCGGGCTCGCAGATAGCGACCACAGACATCGGCGGCTTGGTCAATCAGAATTTCCAGAACCAGATGTCGGCCTATGGCGCACAGACCCAGCAAGCCAACCAACTGATAGGTGGCGTGCTGGGTGGCGCAGCGGGCCTGATCAAGTCGGACGAACGCGTCAAGAACGTCGGCGACCGTATCGGCACGGTATTCGCCACCAACGAAGATGACGAGCGCAAGAAATTGCCAGTTTACGAATACGCCTACAAGGACGATCCGGCGGCGACCCGGCATGTCGGTCCGATGGCGCAGGACGTGGAGAAAGTCGACCGGAAAGCAGTCAAGACCATTGGCGGCGTCAAGCACATCGATACGCGCCGGGTGATGGGTAACATTTTGAGGGCGGCGTGATGGCAGACGAAACAGAAAACGAACTCGCTAAGCTCGCTAAAAGCTACATCTACAACAGCAACGACCCCAACATTAACCAAGTGCTGCGACAGCGTATTGCGCTGGCGATGATGGAACGCAAGAGAGCTGTCCCCAAAAATGCCGGAGAGGGCATCACCGCGATCGGCGAGGCGCTGGGCGAGAACCGACTACGCAACCAGTTGGAGGCAGGCGATCTGGCGCAACAGGCAGTAAAACCGCCGCCGCCCGATACTGCAGCGCCTGTTGCTACGGTGGCTCCGCCAGCCGCAAGATCGTTGGTGCCGGCTGAAGGCGATACCGACACGGGCGATGTGGTTCTTCCCCGTACCCCGCCGCCGCCAACATCGCTTCCATTGCCGCCATCCGAGCAGACCTCCGCGCCGAACGGGCTGTTGTCTCGTGAAAATGCGGGCGGCATTGTCGGGCCTTACGCCAACAACCCGGCGCAGACAGCATCGCTGATGAACCCGCAGCCAACGCGGGTAGCCCCGCCAACAGGCGGGCCGCTCCCGACTACGTCCTTCCAGCCCCAGAACCAGCCGCTGGTGCCGCCACAGAGACAGCCACCGATGCCGGTGTCGAGCGGTGGCTACAACATACTGGACCAGGCGGCAAACGCTCCACCGCCCGCGCCTACGGCTCCCGCAGCCCCAGCGGTGCGGGACGCCGTGGCGGGTGCCCTCCAGAACCAGCAGAACGGCCCGGCGGTGCCGCAGCCAAACCCTATGCTCGCCGGGCAACCGGCATCTCCCCGATTAAACCGCGATCTGGTCCTGTCTTCCGACCCGGCGGCTGGTTCCCCTACGGGTAGCATGCCGGCGAATACGATGGCGCTGCGAGCCCCTACTGATTTCGGCATCAAGCCAGCGCCACCGGCAGCCCCGCCGATGCAGGCTGCACCACCACCGACGCAGGTGGCGCAGGCCTTGGGTATCTCTCCCTATGGGACGCCCAAGGGCACCCCCGGCTATGTGGTGCCCAAGCAGGACACGCTGCCTGAGCCGCCACCGCCTGTTCTCATGAGCAAGCGTGAAGCTCAGATCCGCAACTGGCTCGCGCAAAACCAGAATAACCCCTATGCGGCAGGAAAAGTGGCGACAGAATTGAACGACCTCGTCGCCGATCGTACCCAGCGACAAAACACAGCCACCGAATTGTGGAAGTCCAAACTGACCCATTCGCAGCAATTGGATCTGAAGCGTCAAGACCAGCTCAGGGATCAATACAAGCAGAGCCTGCAAGAAATACAGGAAGCGCAGAAGATACAGGCTGGGCAGCATACCACGGTTGAGGGGCGGCTGATGATGCCGGACCCGAACAAACCGATTGGCAGCGCGTGGATCGACGTTACCGCACCGAAACCGGGACAGAAAGAAGGCGGCCCTCCGGTTCTTAGTAAGCCGCTGACGGCAGAGCAGGACAAGTCGCAGAAATTCCTGACCCAGATGATTCTTGCCGAGAAACAACTGGAGGGGAAAGAGCACTTGCTCGCCAACAGCCCCGGCCAGGACATCCTCAACAAATTCGGCGGCAACGCACTGCTCGACCGCAACTATCGGATCGCCAGGAACGCTGCCGACTTCAGCGTCGCCGCCAATTTGCGCGATATTTCCGGGGCGACAATCGGCGAGACCGAGCAGGTGCGCCAATACAAGATGGCGATGCCGGTACGCGGCGACGACGCCGCCACCATCGCGGCCAAGCGGGATCTGCGCAAGAGCATCATGGACAGCATGTACAACGGCTTGGGCGAGGCGAGATCGCTGGTCGACTATAGCAAACAGGAAATGATTAAGAGGCACGACGAGGATCAGGCCAGGATCAACGAAACGCTCAACGCAAAACTGGGGCCGCAGCCCAAGGGCTATGTCGCTCACAACAGGAAAACCGGCGAGAGCCGGGTTTTCGACGGTAAAAACTGGCTGGATTACACGCCATGACAGACAACACAGACGAGTGGGGGCCGGCACCGGAGCCACAGACCTGGGGCCAGTACCTTGGCGATACCGCCAACGATTTTGGTCGTGCCGTCACCAATGCCGCGACTTTTGGCATGGGCAACCGCGCCAAGGCGGTGATCGAGGCCGCCAAGTCTGACCTGATCGAAGGCAAGCCGCAGACCTATAGCGAGGCGCTGGAGAACCAGGTCAAGGCGAGCGAGGTCGCCCGCGAGCGCAGCCCGATCGCTTCTATCACAGGCGACGTCCTCGGCTCGTTCGCGATTCCAGCGCTGGGGGCGGAACGCCTCGCCCTGCGCACTGGGGCAGCATTAGCACCGACACTTGGCCGGGCTGCGCCTGCAGTCGGTCGCGCCGTCGGTTACGGCGCGTCAGGGGCTGCGACTGGCGCGGCGCAGGGGGCGGGCGGCACCTACACCGGCAATCCAGAGGACTACCTCGAAAACGCTGGCTGGGGAGCTGCCCTTAGCGCGCCGCTCGGTGCAGCAGGCGGTGCAGCATTCGGACGCGGAAAGCCGGTATCGGCGGCCAAGGTGCCGACCGCAGCAGAACAGGAACTGGCGACAGACGCGGCCTACAACACTCTCAGGACGTTACCGGCGCGCTACACGCCAGCCTCGTTTGCCGATCGTGCATTGTCTGCTGACCAGGCGTTGCGCACGGCTGGGCATTTTACTGGATCCAGAGATCTCGGCGGCAGCCCGGTGCCATTCCGCGCCACTGAACAAATGCGCGCGCCCCCCACAGCAGTTGACCCGATTACTGGCGCAGCAAGACATATCAACCTCGCCGACATTGATACTGTCCGCAAGGGCACGACAGGCAAACGAATCGCAAAGTTGGACCCCTGGGAGCAGGAAGGCGCTGGCATTGTCCGCCGCGCGATTGACGACTTTGTCGCAAACCCGCCACGGGGTGCTGTAGTGCCAGGCACAGAGCCTGCCGCACGACAGGCGGCGATGGTAGCCAACCGTGCACGTCAATTGCATGCCGGAACCATGCGCACCGAGGCAATGGACGAGATGATCCGCAATGCCACGCGGACGGCGGATGCAACCCATTCCGGTCTTAATCTGCGCAACGAATTACAAAAGGCCGTCAGGACCGGGCTCAAGGAAAAGAAGGGCGAGAGCTCGTTTTCAAGGGCTGGTTACAACCCTGCCGAACTGGCCGAGTTCGAGCGTTTTGCTGCCGGGCAGGGGGTGAAAAGCCAGGTATTGGGCTATGCCGATAAGTACCTCGGTGGCGGTGGCGGTCTCGGTGCGTTGGTGGCGGGTGGTATTGGCGGCCACTTGCTCAAGGATGACAGTTCAGATCCTGCCACGGCCATCGCCAAGGGGGCCGGGGTTTCGGCACTGGGCCTCGGTCTGCGCCTGTACGGCAACCGCCGCGCTACTGCTGACATCAACCGCATGCGGGATCTGATCGCACAGCGTAATCCGCTTTATCTGGAGCGTGCAGCGCGAGCAGGCATGAAGCCCGGCCCCGGCTCGTCGCTGGCGGCAAAGGCGGCGCGGGACGCCATCGCCACCGCTTTGATCCGGCGCGGGGCGCAGCCAACAGCCGAAGACGAATGGAGATAGCAAATGCCGCGCGATGGTTCGAACAACTATAATCTGCCGTTCCCCGACGTGGTCACCGACACCACGATCGAAAGTGCGGTGTATAACGGTTTTACTAATGACGTCGCGCTCGACCTCAACACGCCGCGACCAATCCTGCACGGCGGCACCGGGGCCAATAACGCCCGCGACGCCATGATCAACCTGTCGGGTGAGATCGCCAAGCAGGTGGTCGCCAACTACGACAGCCATCCATTCGTTTCCGGCTCGTTCTATTCAGACAATGCGACGGGGCACGCTGCCCCGATCGACGGCCACGCTTTCATGGGGATCTGCTACCTCAAGGACGACAACAACATCGTCGTGGAGGCACGCGACCAGGGTGACACCACCACGCCGGGGCGGTTATACGTGCGGGAAAAGAAGGCCGGCGTCTGGGGGCCGTGGGTGAACGACGGCCTCGTTGTAGTAGTCGATGGCGACGACATTGGCATCGGCATAACCAGCGACGCCGCCGACATGACGTTCGGTCTGCGTGGTACCGCGCCGGATTCCTTCTTCGCCGTCAATACCGAAAGCGACGGCAGCGGCACCAATGCCTTCAGGGTCAACAAGGACGGCAGTGTGGTATTTGCCGGCAACGTCACCTTCCCGGCGACGCCGCCGGTCAACCCGACCGACGCCACCAACAAGGCCTATGTCGACGATAATTTCGTGGAGCTGACCGGCGACACCATGACGGGACAGCTCACTGCCCCGACATTTTCTGCAAGTGCCAACGCTTATTATTTCAATGGCGGTGCCAACTTTCTATTTTACAACACTGGTGCCGGATATTGTCATTTCAATACTTCACTTAAAGTAGACGGCACGGTCTATTCTGGTCCAATCAATTGCGCTCAGATCTACGCCACCGGCACGTCGCGCTTCGTGGATCGCGTGCTAGTCGAGGGCGGTGGGCAGCCTTGCTTCGCTGTCCACAATAGTGTCGCGCATCAAGCGTGGGGCTATTGGGTCGATTCCAGCGGTGCCGGCGGTATGCTGATCGGCTATACCGACGCGGCAGGCAATCCCATAGGCAACGTTGCGTCATTCACCTCGGCACCTGGTTTTACCGTGGGCGGCACGGCCTCCAAACCCGGCGGCGGGGCGTGGTCGGCGACCTCGGACGCCCGCATCAAGAATGTATCGGGCGACTATACCTCGGGCCTCGACGCCGTCACCGCGCTCAATCCGGTGCGCTTCACCTACAAGGGCAATGACGGCGACGCCCACAAGGACGTCGCGGACAAGGGCACCGAATTCGTCGGCCTCGTGGCGCAAGACGCCGAAGGTCCGATGCCCGAGATGGTCAGCCAATTCGAGGGTAGCATCGACGGCGTTGCGGTCAGCGATCTGCGCCATCTCGACACCACGCCGCTGATCTTTGCCTTGGTCAACGCCGTCAAGGAACTGAAGGCCCGGCTCGAGGCGCTGGAAGCCGGATGATGACGCTCACCGAAACCCATACGGTGGTGGAGAGATCAATGAGTACTGTTGAACCGCCACCGCCTGCGCAGGCGGTCTACCTGCCGCCGCAGAGCACGGTGCAGCTGGCTCATGCCACCAGCGATGCAGTGATTTCTGGGCTGGCGAAATCACCTTATTTATTGGGTGTGGTCGTCATCGTGATGGTCGGCGTCGGTGCCGCGATCTACTTTTTACAGATTTTGATCACCGGGCAGGCCGCGCATCTGGCCGCGCTACTAAGCACGCAACAGCGTCAACAGACTGAACTCGTGTTGCTGCACAAGCAGGAATTTGATGCGCTGCTGGAGATGGCAAACCGATTGTCAGCGGTGCCGCCGCCATCGTCGCCGATCGCGCCTGGTTCGCCGATCCTGCAGCAGCCACCGCGGAGGTGAGCACTTGCTTCGTATGACCACAAAATGTACCATTTTGTATGGACATCAAAGCAACGACGATAGGCCGCAAACGCCGCCCGTTTGCGGAGCGGTTTTGGGAAAAAATAGCAATAGGGGATGACGATAAATGTTGGGAATGGCAAGCAGCACGCAACGCCAAGGGGTACGGACGGCTTACGTCAGGGCGAGGTGTTTACTTGAAAGCCCACCGCGTGGCGTTCGCCCTGTCAAATGGCGGGTTTGTTGCGGATGAAACTCACGTTCTGCATCATTGCGATAATCCGCCGTGCTGCAATCCGACTCACCTGTTTATTGGAACACCGAAGGACAATACCGCCGACATGATCAGGAAAGGGCGCTGGAGCAGACCTCCAGTCTTTTACGGCGACCAGCACTGGAAACGACGTCATGAACGAGGATCGAAGTCTGACTAAAGCGGGAGCAAACTTAATCCATCACTTCGAGGGATGTCTCAAGAAGGATGGAGACAAATATAAAGCCTATAAGTGCCCTGCTGGGGTGCTCACAATCGGGCATGGCCACACCAATCATCACGGTAAAAAATTTGACGCAACTTCTAGATGGACCCTGGAGGAGTGCGATGCCGCATTTGCTGAGGATATGGTCGGGTTTGAAAAGGCTGTACGTCGGCTGGTCACGGTGCCTCTCAATCCTCATCAATACGATGCGCTGGTGTCATTCTGCTACAATTGCGGAGAGGGAAATCTATCTAAGTCTACTCTCCTCAAATGCGTTAACCGAGGAGATCACAAGCAGGCTGCCAAGGAATTCCACAAATGGAACAAGGGCGGCGGAAAAGTTCTCGCCGGACTAACCCGGCGCAGGGCTAGCGAAAGCCTGCTGTACCAAGGCATCCCCGACCTCGACTATGACGGCAAGGCCGATCCCAAACCGCCCAAGGAACCGATGCCGCAAATGGTCGATAGCCCGGAGGACTAGCCGTGATTAGCGCGACGGGTAATCCAAGGATTGCGACGTGTTTGCATAGCTTCTAGCGAAGTTTCCCACGGGCTGCGTCTGTTATCGTATTGCTCTTTCCAGGTAGCCCATTTGCAGTTTTTAGGAGTGTAGTTCTTGTTGTTATCTATACGTTGAATAGTTGGCTTGTCAGACGGTCGTGGTCCCATATCGGCATAGAAATTTTCAAACGTGTGCCACCGCTTACACACAGTAATCCCGCGACCACCATAGTTAGGATAGCTCTTGTCATTTAGGTTGTTGCACCGTTGCAGCATATTGTCCCACGCCTTGAATTCTGGCGTTCCGGTCATGCCGTGGGTTCTCGTTGCTTCGTGTGCTGCTGACCACGAGTTTTCTTCGCGCCAACAGCCGCACGAGATAATTCGGTTTCCTCTTACGTGGTCTAGTCTGGCTTCGTGTAAACGTCCGCAGTCGCACTTAAACAGCCAAGATCGGCGGTTGTTTATGGGCGGAACTTCCTTGACCGTTGTTAGCTGATTAAACCGCTGACCTGGGTGAATTACGAGACGTCGCGTCATTGATACTCTCTAAAAGGAGAAAACCCATGATTTCTACTTTAGTCAGTGTCATCTTATCACTAATAGTTTGCGGCGTCATCCTGTGGGCCGTCGAGCAGCTACTGCCCATGATCCCGATGCCGGCACCGTTCGCCCAGATCATCCGGGTGCTGATCATCGTCATCATCGTGCTGGTCGTGGTCTATATCATCGCTGGGCTATTGGGGGCGGTACACCCCTTCAGGTTTTGATAACCGCGAGCCGGTACTACCGCCGGCAGAACCATACCGGCCGGACATTTGCCGTGGCTGCTAGGCCATGCTAGGGTTCCCTTGGTCCGTTGTGATGAACAGACCAAGCGTAATGCCTGATACGCGTAAAGACGCCCGGCACAGCCCCCAGCCCTCGCCGGGCGTTTTTGTTAATTCAGCTTTCCCCAAACATTTTTTCTGAAATCTTCGCCATCGGCAAAGTCGACCGGGTGCAGGATCAATAGCACTCCCGGCTTGAGGATGTGCGGGATCAGGGGGATCCCGATACGGCCTCTGTAGACGACCTTGTTGCCGTCCATCACGATGCATTGGCCGACCGTTATGCTGCGGTCCTGTTTGACGTTGATGCTGTCTCCCATGGCGCTACAGCGGTCCTTTCAGGGTAGAGAGGATGGCGATGTAGATCAGGATCACCAGTCCGGTGGTAACCGTGCTTACCAACATGACGAGAAGTAAATCATGCATCACCGCGGCTCCCCATTGTAAGCGTAGCTGGCGGCGGCGTAAGCGGCGGTTTCGTGCGGGCATGGTGGAACCTGCTGACGGCTTGCGACAACGTCGTTGATGACCTCGGCGAGTTTTTTCGATAATTCTTCGTCAGTGAAGAACAGCGTCAAATCGGTGTCGCCGTAGCTGCTCTTGAACTTTAGCAATAACGGCTTGCCGAAGGCATTGTGGTCGACCGCCTGGACCTCGGTGATGAGGTGCAGGGATATGTGCGTCGTGGTAGCCATCGCGGGATGCTCCGTTTGTGATGAACGAACTCAAACTACGCTGTTGAAAAATGGCTTACAAGCCACTAGGATGACCTGATGCCAAAAAAACATCCCGTGGTAACCGAGCTACTCACCGAGATCGAGGCGTACCGCGCCAAGTCCGGGATGGGCCGCACCCAATTCGGACTCAAGACGATGAACGACGGTCACTTCATTTCCAGGGTCGAGAACGGCCGCGTTCCTGAAATCCCGACCATCGACAAGATACGAAAATACATGAACGGCAAGAGCAAGGCGGCGAAACCGTTTAAGGCTGGCGGATGAGCGTTAACGGTTCTGACACGATCTGGACGCCAGAGGCGCTGGAGTTACTGGAGACGCTGGCTGGACTGGAAGACAACCTGACCTATCGCGAGATCGCGCAGCGAATGACGGCGCAGCTCGGGGTCACGTTCACGAAAAACAGCTGCATCGGGAGGGGACGCCGCATGGGACTGCCGCCACGCCCGCCAAGAGAGCACCGGGATAGGGTTCCGGACGAGACACCGCTGCATACGCCGCAGGCGTTCGCCCCGATCGAACCGCTCCAGCGCAAGCGCAACGGTCACGACTTGACCATCATCGAGCTGCGCGAAGGTGTCTGCCACTGGCCATCCGATGGCGACAAGCCGCCGTATACCTACTGTGGCAGGCCAACGGTCACGCTTGGCGTGTCGTGGTGCCGAAAGCATTACGCCATCGCCCATAACCAGTCGAGGAGGGCATAGGGATGCGTAAAGACCTGCTCGAAGAGGCTGCGTTTATGCTTGAAAAGCTGGCCAATCGATTAGAGGAGCGAATGCAGGAAAGTTTTGAAATGCTTGACCGCATCGAGGCGCTGGAGGCGGCGCTGCGGAAGATCGCAGATCGTCCAGAAGAGATAGAAAGCAAATACGAGCCTGATGTCGGCGGCTGGGTGTACTGGAGTGCTCAGCGCATCGCCCGCGCCGCCCTCGCCGGGGGGCAGGACAAATGATTACAAAGCTGCTTCCCGTATTGGCGCTTGTCATTTTGGTCAACCCGAACCAGCTCGCGCGCGATCTCGGCCTGGACGATCTTGTCGACATCGAAGACCGCCGCGGTCTCGACCTGGATACGCCCATCAAGAAGCTGAACGACAGAGAAAAGCGTATCCAGGATATGGTCCGCTGCTCGCGAACCCCAAATTGCGCCTTTTTCGGTGTGACATTTGATAAACCGCCGGAGCAGGATAAATGATCATCCTCGGCATCGACCCCGGCATTTCAGGCGCGCTGGCGTTTTACGACCCGGGACAAGCGAACCGCATTGCAGTGTTCGACATGCCGATCCTCGACGGCGACGTCAACCCGCACGCGCTATTGCACCACATTCAAACCTTCAAACCAGATCACGCGGTTATCGAGCAGGTTTCCCCGATGCCAAAAGAGGGCGTCCGCTCAGTGTGGCGGTTCGCCAGCGCTTTTACCACTGCTTGCGTGGTGGTGAAGCTAGAGCACATTCCGCTAATCAGGGTATCACCTGCACAGTGGAAAAAGGCGATGGGGCTACAAGGCGGCAAAGACGGCAAGGAGCAAGCCCGCGAGCGCGCCATCGACAGTTTTCCGGTGTGCGCACAACACTTCAATCTCAAGAAACATCACGGGCGCGCCGAGGCAGCGTTGCTGGCGCTCTATGCCGCCCGATTACCAACTACGAGGAACTACGATGCCGCTGCCGTATGAACATCATTCACCATCCGGGCTCAATATGTTTGCGGCGCAGCCATCGATGTTCGTGCTCGAACGTATTCTCGGCGAGAAGCAGCCGGTCGGAGTACCAGCACATCGAGGCACTGCGGTCGAAGCCGGATTAGCCTACGCCCTGATGCATCCCGAGGCTGACGAAAAGGATTACCTCAAGCAGGCCTACAAGGCCTATGACGCCGTCACCGTACTGTCGACCGACGAGCGGCGCGAGAAATACCGCGACAATATCCCGGCGATGGTGAAGCAGGCGCTCGACGAGCTGCGGCCCTACGGCATGCCGACCGAGGTGCAGGGATTTATTACCCAGCAGCCCAATGGCTTAAAGTACCCGATCATTGGCTATTTTGATTTCCGCTGGGGTAACGACGGCATCATCGTCGATCTCAAGACCACCGAGAAAATGCCGGCGCAGATCAAGATCCCGCACGCCCGTCAGGTATCGTTTTACTGTGGTGACAACATGAAGGGGTTGTTGACCTACGTGACGCCAAAGAAGGTCGCGACCTACAGATTGGAGAATGTCCGCGAACACCACAAGGCACTGATCAGCCTGGCGCACAAGGTAGAGAAATTCCTGTCGCTGAGCGACGATCCTGATTTCTTCATCTCGATTACCGCACCGGATCTGGAGAGTTTTTACTGGGGCGATCCCGCCGCGCGTGAGCTGGCGTTCAAGTATTGGCGAATTTAGTCATGGCAAATCCATACGGTTCTAAACCAGCTTCTCTTGCTAAATATCTTGCGAGAGTGCGGGATCGCATTGAGCGTAATTCAATTCCAGAGCCTAACAGCGGTTGTTGGATATGGACAAAAAAACTTAATAACAAAGGTCATGCAGTAAGTGCCTTGCGAGGATGGAAAGGGAGAACAACAGCAGCATCTCGTGTCTCGTACATGGCTTTCATTTGCGACCCCGGTGTACTGAACGTCCTTCATTGTTGTGACATGCCTGCATGTGTCAACCCCGAACATTTATTCTTAGGGACACAATTGGATAACATCAGAGACTGCATAGCAAAGGGACGTTTCCGCCCCGGCGGTGTATTACAGGAGAGGATATGATGTCTGTCGTTCTCACAATGAAGCACTTCACCTACGCCACTCGCGAAACGAAATGCAGTGTTTGTGGTGGCATGCTGCGCCCGCCATACGTCGAATGGCATGGGCATACCCCTATCTACATCTGCGGCGACTGTTGTGTATCAATCAAGCCAGGGCTGACGACAGACATCATTCAGGTTGCCGCCGTAACCGAAATACGCAGGCAGCACCACGGCCATTATTATACGGGTGCTGTGCTGGAACGGATGAGTCATAAAGAGTCGGAAGACAAAATAGCAAAGCAATGGGATTTCGACGTGGGGATCATGAGCAACCGCATTGTGAAAAAAGTTTAAGGAGACACATCCAAGACTATTCCGATTCCGGGATAATCCGGTTTGCTTGGCCACTGAGCACCAGCGGCATTGTTGGAGATAAAAATGGCTACAGATATCCTTGGCTTCCCCACTGGGACCACTACCGGCAACGGCGAATTCACCCCGATCGTTAAATACGACGCGCGTTCGGGCCGCATCTTCCGGGTCGATCGCGTCGATACCGGCGACGGGTTTGCCAACGAGCAAATCGACATCACTGCAATATTCGAGGCCGTATTTGACTTCGAGACAGTGTTAACGGGATGGATGCTGTTTACACCGGGCGCGGCACCATCGTTTTCTCTGGTGCACCTCAACCCCGACAATCAGACACCGCTGCCGGACCGCCCCAGCGCCGAACACAAGCACGGCACCAAGACCATGATCAAGCTAAGTAAAGCCTGTGGTGGCGATCGGCCGGTGCGCGAGATCTCGGGTAACTCGATCGCGTGGAGAGAATCCTACGGTAAACTGTTTACGCAATACCGCAGCGAACGCCATCATCATCCAGATAAACTACCCGTCGTGATGCTGACCTCGGCCGATCCGGTGGCGTCGAGCAACGGCAAGAGCAAGACGACGAGCTATCACCCAAACTGGCAAATCATGCGCTGGGTCAATCGTCCGGCGGATTTGCCGCTGGAGATCAAGCAGCCCTCGATGGCTGCGCAGACGCCATTGCCGGCACCGATGAGCGCAGACGATTTCGATGCGCCGAAGACGCCGCCGGCGACCGGCAGCCAGACGGTTCCACCGCCGAACCGTTATCCACCGAAACCTGCGCTTGTCCCACAGGCCAATACGAATGTGGATGACGACTTCGGTTAATTAGGTTTAGTGTCGGCGCTTATGTCGGCTAGCCGACAATAATAAAAAAAGAAATGGCGGGAGAAGCTGCGACGTTTCTCCCGCCAAACCTATGAAGCAGAGTTTCCCTCACCGCTTTCACAGGCATACCACACCGCATTCTTTGGGGAGAAGCACAGCATGGCAATAATGGCTTTAGACCAATTTTCGGGTTTAGAAAAGCATTCTGTCGGGATTAGTTCCCCCCTATTTAACAGGGGGTCGGTATGATCCCCACAGAACCTAATCTCCCTTTTACACCCTCCGGTTTAGATTTCGATTTCGGTACGTCGGCGACGTGGGCGCAGCTGTATCGCCTGCGCGGCATGCAGGTGGTGCCGGCCTACAGGCCAGGCGAGCCGAAACACGGCATGTCGTGGAAGCGACCATTTTTAAAAGAGTGGATAGAATATCAGGAAGCGCTGATTCCCGATGTGCTGTTTAGCTCATGGTACGGCCCCGGCGGGCAGTTTGTTTCACGTGAAAACATGGGGATGATCACGGGCCGCGCCTCGGACAACCTGTTCGTGATCGACCTCGACCTCTACAAGACGCCAGCCGCTGCAGCGTGGTGGAACGAGCTGATGATGATCCACAACAACAACATGGATCTGACCACGCTCGAACAGGTCACCGGAGGCGGCGGCAGCCAGAAAATATACCGTGCGCCTCCGGGTTGGACGGTGCCCAACAAGGCCATTCATAACATAGGCGTCGACATCAAGGGACAGGGTGGTTTCGTGATGCTACCTCCCAGCATGCACGAGAGCGGCCGGGCCTATGAGTGGGTCGACGGCCAGGGTCCTGACGACATGCCGCCGACACTGGCCCCGGACTGGCTGCTAGAGGCGGTGGCGGCGCTGGTGGCCGAGTATGGCGGGACGACAGGCCCGAACGGTGCAGCGCGCCAGCCGCCCCCGCAGGGCATCTATGACGGCTTCGGGCATCTGGTCGACAGTCGCGAAGACAAGATGCGGGCGGTGGTATGGGCCGCGATCCTGGACTGGAACGAGGAATGTCCCATTAAGCCTTCCAGGGCGGAGAGCGACGCCAAGGCCGCCGAGAAGTACCTCGAGTACGAAAAAACCGTCGAAAGCCGCATTCCCGGCGACCCCTCGACCAAGGCGGCGAGGCTGGATGCCGAAAACCCGCAACGCGGCCCGCAGGCGTTCCAGGCCAAGTGGGACCGCGCCATGCGGAAGTGGGACACCGAGGTTTACACCGAAGCCCGCAAACCAGGCAGGGACCGGGACAAAGGGTGGACAAATAAGGACAATAAATCACCCCCAGAATATGTCCGAGAACCGCTAATTCCGCCAATTAGCGGGCCGTTGATCCTGACATCAGCCGAGTTTCTGGCCGGCTTCACCCCGCCCGCCTACCTGATCGACGGCATTATCCAGCGCGGTTACCTGTACAGCCTCACCGCCCGCACCCATCACGGTAAGACGGCTGTGGCCCTATACATGGCGCAAGCCATAGCCCGTGGGGTGTATATGCATGGCTGTAAGGTGCTGCCAGGCACCGTGCTTATCCTTGCCGGCGAGAACCCGGACGATGTCCGCGCACGCTTCTTCGTTCTCGGAAAAGCCTATGGCTTCGACCCGGCGGCATCCAAAATACGCTGGATACCCGGCGTCAAACATCTTCCCAGCCACATGCCCATCATCCGGCAAGAGGTGGAAAAGATCGACGACCTGGTGCTCGTCCTCGTCGATACCGCAGCGGCGTACTTCCCAGGCACCGAGACAAACTCAAATTCCGAGCAAGGGGAATATGCCAGGTTGCTGCGGGAACTCACGTTTCTCAAAGGCAAGCCGGCGGCGATTGCCCTAAGCCACCCGGTCAAGAACGCCGCGCGCGACAACCTTCTCCCGATGGGCGGTTCTGCGTTCCTCAACGAGGTTGATGGAAACCTGACCCTGTGGGCCGGTAACGACAGGCAAACGACCCTGCACTGGCAAGGTAAGTTCAGGGGGCCTGAGTTCGACCCCATGACGTTCGAACTGGCAGAGGAAAGCTGCGACGCCGTAAAGGACGTGGAAGGGCGGCTGCTGCCATCAGTGGTCGCAAAACCAATGTCTGGCGAGGCTGTAGCGGCATCCGAGGAGATTGCCGAAAAAGACGAAGATCGGTTGATGCGCGCCCTCTACGAAAAACCGAAAGAGCCATTTGAAAAACTGGCCATAAAGCTGGGGTGGAAAAAGCGCAGGGTGCAGACCCTGATGGATCGCCTGCACGCCGACAAGCTGGTGGTTCAGAAAAGGAACAAGAAATACGCCCTTACCGACAAGGGGAAAGAAGAAATCGGTGCCCTTAAAGGGGGAAAAGATGACTGAAATATCGTGGGGTATCAGAGTGGAGGATGGCCGCATCGTCGGCGTCGATCAGGTGGAAGGAGGGTTGGCGTGTGGGTGCATCTGCCAGGAATGCCGCCAGCCGCTCGTGGCGGCCAAAGGCGACATCAACCAGCATCATTTCCGGCACCGCGCAGACCCTCTGTCGCCTTGCGGGGGAGGGCAGGAAACCGCCATGCATCAGCTGGCCAAGACCATCGTGGCCGAGGCAGCCGAGATCATGTTCCCGGATGGTGTCGTTGCTGTCTTATCAGCCAGCCTGGAACCGAGGTTGGAAGGCGTCCGTCCCGACGTCCTGGTGCAAACGGCAGACGGGAAGGTCGCCGTCGAACTGGCCGTCAATCATCGCTCCCCCAGAGACAAGATCGTTAAGTTCCTCGATATGGGGCTGGAGGCGGTCGAGATCGATCTCAGTATTTACCGGGGGGTCGTCATGACATCCGACGAGCTGAAGCAGGCTGTTCTGGTTACGGCTTCGCGGTACTGGCTCAGGGTCAGGGACAAGGCTGGCAAACTGGTCAGGCCACGGAAGCGGCCGCCGTCGCTGCAAGACCTGGTGGAGAGGTTTACGGTCAGAGACGCCGATGGAACTATCCTGGAAGGCGGCTATCCGAGGATCACAGAACAGGCCTGGAGTGAGTTCCATTACGCCATGCTGGTGTGGAAAACGTCACTACTAGAAAGCGAGCACTACAAAAAACTAGCGGTACAGGAATTCGGTACGGAAAATACGTCATCTTTTGTCACTTAGCAGCATTTCGTACCTGCGGTACGAAACGGTACGAAAGGTACGAAATGGAACTAACACTTTGAAAATGCTACACTAATTTCGTACCGATCTCCGTACGCTCCCACACCTGTGGGAGTGAGCGTACCGGAGTGAGCGTACCGGAGTGAAACGTAGTGAAACGTCCCCCAAAAAACAGAGACAAAACGGCGATGACCAAGCAAGACACAAGGCCTCTCGGAAATCCCAAGAGTTGGGCTTCATCTCATGGAACCTACATCTCCGGTCAAGCGGCGATCGATGGCGCTGACGCCGTGGCGATCGCGATGGAAGCCCGCTGGGGTGCCGGTCGGCTACGTCTGCTGGTTCCCGTGGAACTCAGGGAGAAGTTCGACCGCCAGCGATTTCGTTTCAATGCCGCGATCTGGCACGGCGACCTCGAAGCCGTCCGGCTCGAGAGCGGGCGCATGGTCAAGGCCTGGCAGACGCTCAGTCGTGAAGCCGAGGCCGCCGGGCAGCCTGTCCTCTCTCCCGAGGTCTGGGAGGTCGCGCTCGCCGACGGCACCGTGGTGGCGCTGGTACGGTCTCCTGAAGACGCCCACGCCGTGGTCGCCGAGGGACGGCGGGTCACCATCTACACCCTGGCGGAACTCGCCATCATGCTGGAACACTACGCCGAGGTGACCAGGGTCAAGGTCACGTTCCCCGGAGCCGAGGTCACCCGGATCAGG